GAAGACTTCGAATTCCAGTGGATTGGTGTGGACGAAGAAGATGAAGACCAGCGCATGGAGCGTGATAAGTCCGCACTGGAAGCAGGCATCAAGACGGTCAACGAGGTTCGGAAGTCTAGAGACCTTGAAGTCATCCCCGCACAGTGGGCAGATGCACCAGCGAATGCTCAGCTTATCCAAGTGTTTATGGCGGAAAGCGGCTTAGGGCAACAGCAAGACCCGAACGCTGATCCGAATGACCCGAATGCCGAAGCGGACATCCAGCAAGCACAAGCCGATGACCAGCACGAGAAGGGCAAAGAGATGGCAGACGATGGGCACGAGAAAGAACTGGAGAAGATGGACAAACAGCACGAACAAACCATCGAAGCCAAGAAGCTCGACCATGCGCACCAGCTCAAAATGGAATCCGTCAAAGCCGCTAATGCACAGAAGATGGCGAAGGACAAGCCCAAGGACGACGGAAAGAAAGCCGAAAAGCCTTCCGAAGACCCTGACGACAAGCACGACAAAGAGCTGGAGAAGATGGACATCCAGCATAAGCAAAACCTGAAGGAAAAGCAGGTCGACCATAAGAACAATGTCGAGCTGGAAAAGGTGAAAGCGAAGAGCAAGCCGAAGCCAGCTATCAAGAAGTCACTGACTTCCGAAGACGAGATGGTAACGGTCATAATTAGCTGGGACGACTATTAAGGGGGCGATTCGAATGGGTATCAGTCGATGGTTTAAAGGCAATAACGACAATGACGAAAGCGGGCAACATGAAGAGGAAACACTGGTTACCCTGAACACGCCTGAGAACTTTCTGGTCTTTATGGAAGGCGAAGCGCAGGACGAAGACGGTAATATGTCGATTGTCGAGCTTCCCTTGACCGTGCCATTCGGAAGCCTGAACCATATTACCTACGTGCTGGCGCTTAATGGCGTCCCGCACCGAGTCGAGCCGCTGGGCTAAAAGAAAGGGTGGAGAACATGCCAAGTGTGAACATTGATGTTCCGAAGTCGGTAATGGTTCTTCCCGAAGCAGATCGTGATGCAATATTAGGCGTACTGGCACAAGCCGTACGCCTTCCTGCTGTTCGGGAGCCATTTCACCAAGGCGGCGGGGATGAGCATGATATGTGGAGCGTCAGCGAAGATGCGCTGATGGCAAGCATGGAAGAAGAACTATATACGATCCTTAACGAGCCCAATGTGGAGATGATGACGGAAGTCTTCATGGCGCTGGGTCTGCCGTTTGCAGATTACGAGCTTCAGAAGTCCAAGAACAACGGCAAGAGCCGTATCAGTGATTTAGTCAACGTGAATAAGGAGAAGCGCGAGCAGTTCATGAAGTACATGCAGGATATGAACCCGTTTTCGCAAGCGCAGATCAAAAAGCTGGATGCCTTGCTGAAGTCGAAGCTTCCGAACTATGCCAAGATAGCGGAAGAGTTCATGACCCGTGCAGGATTCATTGCCAAGATTCGCAACAAAGCCGAGCAGGAAGCCTTCGAAACCATGGGGGCGCTGATTGACCGCTTTCCGAAGACGATCAAGGCGGCAGAGAAGAAAGGCGTCGTCCTCACCGTGAAGGAGCAAAGATGGGAAACGTCCAAAGGTCGAAAGGTCATGATCCTGCCCTTAACTCCTTTGGAAGCCCGCTCCGTTCAGCATGCGGCAAGCCATGCGGCGGATAAGCTGACCGAAATCTCCGAACGCCACCGTGCAGGGGTTCGGCAGACCATCTTACAGGCGCAAAGAGAGCGCTGGGAGCCGCAGAAGCTCACTCAGGAGCTTTATGACGCTTATGGCGACCAGAACAGGGACTGGCGGCGCGTAGCGCTTACAGAGCTCGCTATGGCGGTAAGTGATGCCTATCTATCAGGCTGTGAGGAAGGCGACCAGATCGTCGGCATGGGCGCAGAGAGCGCATGTAAGTACTGCCAAGAATATGTAGTCGGCAAAACCTTCACCGTAACCCACCAGATTCCTCAGAACAACTACCACTATGACATGAAGATGATGTGGTCAGGGAAGAGCAACTTCGGAAGACGGGTAGCAGAGTATGTGCCCTGCATCCCGATGCATCCCAATTGCAGGTGCCGCTGGCACAAGGTCAGCCGCTTCTATAACGTCGCACCGGATGGGAAGTTCAAAATGAAAGAAACATGGGAGCTGATTCAGGAAGAACGCCTGAAGCGTGGAATGGGGCTTGACCCGAATCTGCCCGTGCCATATAGTATGAGACAAGAATGAACAACCGTAAACAAGAGGAGCTGGTAACCCATGAACAACCATGAATTTATCATTCAGACCATAGAAAGCTTAGTCCGCCGCACGAAGGTACCTGTCACGGCACAAACCCTGATCCGATCGGAAATCGCAACCCGCCAAGAGCTTCGGAAGCTCGAACATGACGGACTGCTAAAAAGCTGTATCGTGGATGCAGGCAAAGGTACAATGAATGCATACTACACGGAAGGGGAGATTCCCGATGTTATTAGACACAAACAAGCTCAGCTTAGTGAACGAGAATCTTCAGAAGGGATTCAGGGAGGATCACGCCAAGCCGAAAGCGTCAAAAACTTCAAAGACCGCGGCGAAAGCATCCGACAAACCGAAGCCCAAAGGCAAAAATGGCGTGGTCAGTTCCCCGAAGGAAAAGACCCCCACTTCGACGAAGTCTGGGAAAGCAAGCGCGTCGTCGAAAAAGGCAGAGCCATCGGCAAAAGTGAAGCCCAAGAGTGGGACGGCAACACCAAAAACGTCTCCGTCTCCGGTAGCGACACCTTCAAAGCCAGCTTCGAAGAAGTCCGCGACCACATCCTCAACGACGGAAACTGGCTCCCGCCCGACAAAGAGTGGGACGGCAAAACCGTCACCAGCAAAAACGAGCTCACCATCTAAAAAATCAAAGGCGACCGACCCCAACTGGGACGAAAACAAGCACCCGAGAGCGACAGATGGACGTTTCGGCACAGTGGCAGGCGACCACAAAGGAGCGGCTAACGATGAGCCAAAACCAAAGACGCGTAAGAAACCTAGTGCTGACAGTCCTGACACTCAGCCTGCTAAGCGGAGTAAGCCTTCCGAAGGCAGTGGAAGCACCAAGACCACCAAAACTGCTAAATCCGATGGAGGAAAAGGGGCGAAAGTAGATGGCAAGCCTAAAGCCGCACCTGCTACCAAAGCACCAGCTTCCGCTGGGAAGCCTGCCAAGCAATCCGCACCAGCAAAGGACGGAGCTGGAAAAAGCACTGGACGAAGCAAGAAGACAAGCCCAGAAGTCAAAGACATTCGTTCCGAAGCCCAAGCAGGTAAAGAACTAGCGTATGACGTAGGGGATAAGATCGGCGGCGCTCGCAAGGATGAGTTCCGCCAACACTTCATCTTCAACCCGACACCGCAGACGCTCGCCCAGCTGGAGAAGGAAGCACCAGAGCTGGCGCAGGTATCCTGCGTGAAGAAAAATGTCCTGCCTGCTGTGGACTTTGAAGCCGAATGGAAACGGGGCACGGATATCAATACCGCTGTACTCAAACAGCTGATTTACGACCGCATTGCACCGAAGCCCCAAGGCGACACCCCCGAAGACCGGATGAAATACTTATCAGGCATCCGTGAGCTTCACCGCGTTCTCCAGCCTATGCAGTCATGGGAAGAAATCCGCGGAGCCATCCGTGAGCTGGGCGGGATTGCACGGGACGGCAGAGACCTAGCGGGTGCGAATCATGCTTTAAGTCGTGCGGGACAATCAGGTAACACTTATACGAATGTCGAGTATTACACCGCGAAGAAGGAGAAGGGTGAAGCGGCGAAAAAGATGCTGGACTTCGAAGCCCTAGGCGAAAAGCTGAACAACTTCTTCACGGACTATGATGCTGTTCAGCGGACGATCAAAACCGTGCATGCAAAGAACCTGTCATGGGATACATACTTCAAAACACCGGAGCCTTCGGAAGAGAAAGCACCCAAGGAAAAAGGTGCTCAGAAGAAGAAATGGGAGCGCATGGCAGTCAATGAACACATGCGTACAGGCGGCAAGGAAACGACTGTCAAGAAGCCTGAAGACATAGTCAAGCAGTTCGGCATGAAAGGCGTCGAGTTCGGGCACTGGGTCGACGACTCATCCGGTCTATTCCACCTGAAGCGTTCTGCGGAAGCTTTCTCCGACCTAGCCGAAGTGCTGGGTATCGAAAACAAAGACATCTCCTTAAACGGCAGGCTGTCCATGGCATTCGGTGCACGGGGCAAAGGCGGCGCACTGGCGCACTATGAGCCAGACCGGAAGGTCATCAACATGACCAAGATGGGCGGCGCTGGTTCCCTTGCGCATGAATGGGGTCATGCACTCGACAACATCCTGTACCAGTACTCGCATGGCGGCAGGGGTTCCATTATGCTGGCTTCCGAAGGTGATATGGGCGACCATGATCCGACGCTGAAGGCTTTGTATGATCATCTGATGGACACGATCACCAAACCGCCAGCAGGCGAAAAGGGCGGAACCAAGAAAATCATGCTGGACTCCAGTACGAAGTTGCAGAGCTCTTATTATCCAACTATGCGCCGAGATGCTGAAGGCGGCATGAGCGCCGAAGAGCTGTATCACAAATGGTCGAAGAAGTTCACGGATGATCATGAACGTACTGTACGGATCATTAAGACCAACTCCATGCGCTCACCGGAGAGCAGGGACAAAGCGGTCAAGAGCGAGGAACGGAAGTACAAGATCGCCATGAACGGCTTGCCGCATATGGTCGCTTCCGAAATGCGCTACGCCACCGTTTCTGATTGGAAGAAAAGCGGAGAGCACTTCAAGCAGGAAATCGAAATTTCAACGGGCAAGAGTGAGTACATGACCCGCTGTGAAGAGATGGACGGCAATGGAAAAAGCTACTTTGCCCAGAACGCCGAGATGTTCGCCCGCGTCTTTGAAAGCCATATCGAAGACACCATGAAAGCGAAAAAGCGCAAAAACAACTATCTGGTATGGGGCACTGGCGCGAGCGTCGAAGCACCGTTCCCGATCGGTAACGAGCGTAAAGCGATGCACGGCGCTATGGACGCGCTACTCGATTATGTCGCTAATTCCAAAGCCCTGAAGAAGGCGCTGAAGCTGGAAATCCTGAGCGGCATTACGGAAACCGATCTTCAGAAGTCTCATGTAGCCGACTTCGAAAGGGATTACGAGCGTTTAATGGGAAAAAAGCCTGAGTGGAAGCCGCTGAAGGACTACATAGCAGGTGACCGCTATGCCTACCGCGTACCGGACACTTCCGATGTATTCTACATACCTGTGAACCGCCTAAACATGGTCTATCAGACGGACGAAGCGACAGACTGGGACAAGGTCAAAGATAACATGGCACGCATGCAGGCAGGGGAAGCGCTGGAGCCCGTGATGATCGGCTATGATTATGACGTCCATGACGGGCACCACCGCTGGATAGCATCGAAAGAGCTGGACTACTCCCATGTGCCATGCGTCGTTCGGGGCACCAATGCGCTAATCGTCCAAGCCGCCAAAGAGCGGTACAGCGAGCTTTGGAAATCCTTCGACGAATCCAAGCACCCCCGTCAGAAAGACGGCAAGTTCGGCACTAAGGACACTTCCGAAGAGGGAAAGCTAATGATCTTCCACGGCACCGCTCTAGTGAATGCGGATAAGATCAAGGAGAAAGGTTTCAAAGCCCAGTGGAGCGGAAACGGCGACCTAGGCAAATGCGCTTATTTCAAGTCACCTGCATGGGATAAACACGAGACCGATGACTTCGGAAGCTCGGAGAACGTCGTGAACCGCTTTGCAGAAGGTATTAAAGAGGAACAGGACGGCTGTGTTATCAAAGCCCAGATCGATGCCAAGCATGTGCTGGACTGCTCCAAAGGAAGACCGCAAGAGCTTCAGGATATGATCGACGCGCTGAAGCCTAAAGGCGCACGCGGTAAGGCAACACCAAAATGGGACAAGAAATCAAGCCCATACGAAGCCTACGCCAAAAAGCACGGCATCAAGGTGATCGTCGACAAGCTCGATACCGGATGGGAAGACGAAGGCTACCAGATCGGTGTCTACGATCCGAAGATCATCCAGATTCTCGAAGTAGGTAAATCGCTTAAAGGCGGCGAGCTTCAGAAGGCACTGGCTACAGGCGAGCTTCCGTACTGTCTGCTTCACCACGAATTCGACAAGGACGGAAATCTCATCCTGCACATCGGAGCGACTTCCGAAGCCTAAGAATACAGCTACACAGCAGGATGCGATTCTGCTACAATTTAACACGACAACGGTATGGGGTGGACTTCCGAAGTTCACCCCTAACCTATTTTGCGAAGGAGGAAACCGCATGGAGACAACAAAACCGTTCCTGTACGTCGAGCTGATGAAAAGCTGGCGCGAAGAACAGCATCCACGTGAACAGCATGGGCGCTTTACGTCCGTAAAAGGTGGAAGCCGTGTAGTGACGAAAACAGGAAAGACAGGGGTAGTCCAAGAAGCTGGCGCAACTCACCACAAAATCCGACTGGACGACGGCAAGATTTCCAAGGTAGCGAAGGACAACGTCCTTCACGAAAAGGACTTCAAAAAGGTGCAGGATGCGAAAGCCGCAGAAGCCAAGAAAGCCAAGGCTTCCAAGAAAAAAGCGGACAAATCCAAGGCGACCAAAGAACACAATAAAACGAATGCAACGGGCAAAACAGGCGGCGCGAAGAAGCTGGCTGACCCAACAGCGAAGCCAGCAAAAGCCACCAAACCAAAGACAGCCAAACAGGTCGATAAGGTTCGCGCAGATAAAGCACAGAAGCAAGCTTCCGAAGCTAAAAAGGTTCAGAAGCAAAGCAAAAAACAGCGTGACATGTCCGCTCCAGTGCTGAAGCGGAACACGACGCATGACGAGAACAGCCGCGTGCAGGAAGTGAAGCAGACCATTCCGAAGAAAAAGGTTGATCCAGACGCGGGCGCGAAGAACGAGCAGAACATCGCTCTGCAAGAAGCCAAGACTATGGATACAGCACCAACAACGGAAAACGTGAAGTTGGCGGATCAGTGGCAGGGTGCAGACGTTCAGAAGCTCATGAGCCAGCCAGCCGCAAAGCGTAATGCAGGCGATATCACGAAGATGGCAGGCGATATGGTTCAGAATAATGATAACTTGGCTCGCCATGTGGTCAACAAAATGGCGGCGGCAAGAGGGATTAATCGTTCTGCCAACATCATCGGGAACAAAGCCACGCGTGCTGAGAAGGTCATCCGTCAAGATTCCGGTCTGTATGGCGACATGCTTCAGAGCGCACGGGCGACGATGTTCGAAACGCTTTCCGCTGTATTGTCCGGTAGCCAGAACATGGGCACAGGTACAGCGATCACAGCGCACGTCATCAAGCGCGTGAAGGACAAGCTTCACCGTGACCTGTACAGCTGGCTGAACGACATGCCTGCACCGCATGAAATGCGTGGAGCTATTGCCGACGCACGTAAAGCGGAAAGCGACCTGACAGCGAAACTGGGACGTACACCGGAGCACGGCGAAATCGCTGATCACCTTCAGAAGACGTCGAAGAACTTCCGTGATGCGGCGATTAATCCAGCACCCGAGTGGGATGCGAAGAGCAACAGCTGGATTGCCCGTGATAAGCGGATTGCCGACCCTTCCGAACGCCTACATACACTCAATATGTACGCCAGCCAGCAAAAGGCAACGACGATGGACAAGAACGTAGGCAGTGCCGAGGATCGTGAGGTATCCCTAGCGGATGGCTTGCATGAGCGCACAGGTGCCAGCGTCGAAGACCAGTATGAAGCTAAAGAGCGCCAAAAAGAGCTTCAAGGCGTCCTTCCGAAGGCGATGGAAAGCATGGGGCTGTCTGACGAGCAAATCCACGTCCTGACAACGATGTATTCCCAAGCATCCGAGACCGGAAGCAAAGCGAACTTAACAGCAGAAGAAACAGCGGCACGCCTGAAGGACAAGTACCCGCATGCGACAGGCAAATGGGTAGCCAACACACAAATGGCGGCGTTCAAAAAGATCGGCAAAGCCCGCGAAGAGAACCACCCAGCGGTGCAAGAGCTGATGAAATACTTGACCAAGTCCCTGTTCGTGAGCAACCTGCTGAAGGCGATGTTTGAATTCGAGCTGGTGAAGTCCTTGCAGGCATGGGGCGTCGATCCGACCGTGATGGAACAACGCTACACACAAACCGTGTATGCCGACAGCATCGAAGAGCTTCGGAAGTCTTTATACCCGCACGAGTACGTCGGTTCCTACGTTACACTGGACGACGGCGAAGTCGTGGCACGCCTTGTGGAATTCCAGCTTCCTGAGACCAACGCGCTGTATAAGAGCTTTAACCAGTTCAACAGCGGGCTTCGGAAGTCCATGTTCCCGCATAAGGATTCCAAAGGTCGGAACCACGTCGTTAACCAAAAAGCATCGGAGTATGTAAAAGCTAACGCGGGAAAGTATAAAGCCCTGCAAGATTCACAACACGCTCGACTTGCAGGGAAAAAGGGCGGCGGTCTGACATGGAGCGAACAGCTTCAGAAGGATAAAGGCGGCGTCTGGATCACATGGGGCGGCAAGAAGATTCTGATCAACGGGGAAAGCGGAGAAATCCTGTACGATTCTGGCAACGACGCGCACCGTGAGGATCATAACCAAGGTGCGCAGGCGGACAAGATCGATTTCCACCATGAGAAGGAAGCTTTAGACGACCATGAGAGCGAGCGAGAAAAGGCTACTTCCGAAGCTTGGAAAGAGCACATCGGCAAGGAAGAGGACAAGGCGGCGAAGAAAAAAGGCGGGTCTGTCGACTATGCCAAGCATAGAGAAGAGTTTGCCAAGAAAAACCGCGGTGCCAAGTTCGACGAAGAGGGCAACCTTGGATTCGATCGGGATTCCGAAGTTGGCGAGCACAATGCCCATGTGATTGACCATGGGATCGGCGCTTTCCAAGAGCAGATGGCGCAAATGGGCAAGCAGTGGAAAGACCTGAAGGATTCGTCGAAGGACGATGCTGAGCACAAGGCAACCACCCAGTATGCCAACATGTCACCAGAAGAGCGCGAAGCGTTCGATAAAATGAGCAAGGATGAAAAGATTGCGCATGCAGGCGCTCATGTATTGGCTACCGAAGGGGTCAAGGAACGTCTTCAGCAGTTCCACAAAGACTTCCATGCGGCAGGTACCGAAGCGGAGAAGCTGGAAGTAGCGAAGCAGGCGGCAGAAGACCTGCAAGCGATCGGAAAAGAGTCCGGTTCGATGGCGCTGAAAGGGTCAGCCACTTTGCTGGGTAAAGACTTTAAAGACGGAAAGTTCGCAGGGATTCTGGCGCACGTCGCCAAGAACAACCCCGACGGCAATGAAGAAGAGCTCGCCAAGCGCTTCGGAACATCGGAGCTATCCCTTGCCCGTAACGAGATCACGAAAGGCTACATCCCTGAAGGTCAGTTCACAATCGGTAACCCGTTAACAGGCAAAACGGTCGTGATTAAGATTGGAACGGGCTTTGAAGGAGGACGTGCAGGTAAAGGCGGCAAGTTTGCTTCCACGCTGGAAGAAGTATTTGACCCCGATACGGGCGAGCATACCACAACTAGCTCATGGGGCGATCTGGGACGGCTTCTGGGATACTCCGGTAAGGATGCCAGCGATATCAAGTCCACACTGGTCTCCAGAGCCAACAGCGACGCCAAAGCGCCGTTTCTGAAGCCAATATCCGATGAGGAGTACGCCAAGCACCGTGCAGGCACCAAAGCAGGTCTGCGGGATTCCATGCTTCATAAGGAATTCAAGCTGGTCAACCAAAACCGCGATAAGGACGGCAACCTGACCGGACAAACCTTTGCCCAGAAGATGGCGGACGGCACGACAAACCATCTTTCGCTGGACAAGGACGGCTATATCCAAGACCCGCTCATGAAGCGACTGCTTAACCAGCGGAAGCCTGTGACGAACGAAGCGGAGCTCAATGAGCTTCTGAAGAACGGCGTCGGTAACCGTCGCTGGGTAACTGCCCACTTCGGAAGAGATATCCACATCGGGGACGCACTGGGTCACCATATCCAGCTCGAATACGATGGCAAAGGCGCACCACGGGTGATCGGCGGCAAGTACGACGGCTACCGCTACATCGATAAGGCAGACGTTCCGAAGGACACGATCGATCCTGCAACAGGCGAGCCTGTAAAAGCCCTGTTCAATAACGGCAAGCTGGTCGACCGCAGGTTTTCCACGACGAATAACATCGACATGAAGCAGGGCAATCCGGTCTTGTATCCGAACGGTAAAGGCGGATTCAAAAAGGGTCGCTACCACTCCGACGTCGAAGGCGGCGTGAAGATCACCGACGGAAAAGGTCACGTGGTCGGCATCTTTAAGAAGTCCGAGCTGAAGCATGCCACCCAAGAAGGACGCGTATTGTCCGACTCCGGTCAAGTCGCTGTGAAGATGGCGAAGACAGGCGTGCACCGGATGAATGTCGATGAAGCTTTTGCAGGTGCCAAGCCAAAAGTGAAGGCGGCATTTGAAGAAGCGCTTCGGAAGGCGAAGATCAACACCCATGCTTTTGATGGCGAAGGCAACCTGCACAGCGATCTGGAGTTCTCGGACGCGGACATGAAACGCCTTCAGAAGGTGCTGGGACGATCCAAAGCAGGCAAAGAGATGCTGAAGAAGTTCGCTTCGAACTTCAAGGACGAGCTGGAAGTTCACGTACCGGAATCCCACCGCTCAGCGGTCGAGCAGACAGGCGTGAAGGTCGGCGCAGACGGTACAGCGAAAATCTCGACGGCGAAGTTCGAAGAGCTTCGGAACGCGCTGGGCGGTCTATCGGTGCACAACAATGCCCAAGACTACCTGAAGGATCACTTCCGAAGAAAAGATCGGGAGCCTAAAGAGAAAGCGGAACTGATTGCCCAGTACCAGCCATCTCTTGTGAAGTCCGGTCGTAAAGACGGCTTCGATGAGCACTACAAAGCCCAGTTCAAGCAGGGCGAAGGCAAGTACCTGATGGACGCGAAACAAGGTCTGTACAAGACCCAGCTCGAAGGTGCCAGCCACCTGATCGAACGCGGTCGCGGCATTGCAGGTCATGGAATGGGCACCGGAAAAACGATCCTAGGCGTTATGGCGGCAATGCACTACAAAGCCGACAAGCTGGCAAAAGGCGAGAAGCCGAAGAAGACGCTCATCGTGTCTCCGAAGGGCATCATGTCCGACTGGGGCAAGGAGATCGGAAGCCATACCAATTCCAAGGGCTTATACATCGGTTCTGGCTTCAAAGGAAGCAAGAGCATAGATGGCAAAAAGCACTGGGGGCAGGAAGGCACCGAACAGGAAGCGACCGATATGCGCACCTTTAAGAAGGGCGGGCATAACGACGGCGACCACGACTTCCACATCGTTTCCTATGATACGTTCATGAACAACCGTGACCACTTCGCGAACAGCGGGCTGTACGACAACATTGCTATCGATGAAGTCCATGCTTTCAAGAACCAAAGCGGTAAGCGGGGTACAGCGCTGGCGGAGACGACAGACAAGTTCAAAAACGTCTGGGGCTTATCGGGTACACCGATGGAGAACAACGCGACGGAAATCCACAGCCTAGTCGATACGATCACTGGCGGGAAGCATGAGCTGGGTTCGAAAAAGGAATTCCAGAACAACTTCATGCAGAAGGACAAGAGCGGTAAGATCACGGGCGTGAAGGACAGTATGAAGGAGAAGCTGGGCGACATCCTAGCGAACGTCGTGCAGTTCCGTGGCGGTGAGGACGTCGAGTATAACAACGGCGATAAAATCCAGTTCCCACACCTTGCAGGAGCTGAAGGCACCGAGCATAACCCGAATCCGAAGATGGACTTCATTGGCAACATGGTCGACCGGAGCCGCGATCATAGTACGAACAACTACTACGGTACGAAGCATTCCGTGACCGATTTCGATCCTTCGGAAGTCAAAGCCAGTCGCAACGGTGAGGAGTACACGGTCAAGGCGTTTACGCCTAAGAACCTGACGCCGAGCCAACAGCGGATGTATGACGGCTACAACCAGCTTCAACAGAAGTACCTGCCAGAGTCCAAAATGCAGGAGCTCGCAAGCGCCGCCGCCACGGGTTACGATCAGGGGCAAAAGGGCAAGAGCAACTACATGACGGCGATGCAGAAGCTTCAGAAGTACCTGAATGCACCACTGGCGCACCGGATGTATGCAGAAGGCGGAAACGCCATCGAGTCCGACCATACGGACGCGCAGAGCGAGAAAGCCAGCAAGGGTGGCGGAATGAAGCCGTATGACCCGAAAACAGGCGAAGGACACTATGTCGTCGATGATCGGGGCATGAAACGCTACTTCGAGAGCGACGGGCAGGGCGGATTTAAGAAGGATGAGAAGGGCAACCCGATCCAGCTTCCACCGCTCCACCATGACAATCCGAAAGCGCAGTACCTGCACCAGCGGATCAATACCTATCTCGACAGTCTTCGGAAGGAGAACCAAGATAGGGTCAGCCGCGGGGAGAAGCCGATGGTGCCGAAGATGGTTGTGAAGTCCGCTTACACGACCTTCGGAACGGATATCATCGACAACGTCCTGAAGGATGTACGTGACACGCACCCGATCTTTAAAGACCTGCATGCCCAAGGTCACACCGACCTGAGCCAAGGCAGATTCACAGGGGACGCGGACGATCGGGAGCAGACGAAAGTAGGCTTCCGCGGTAAGAAGAACGACTACATGAATAACCAAGGTAATCTGTGGGCGACAACCGTTTCCCCAGCTGGTAAGGAAGGTGTCGACTTCGGAAACGCGCACGTGATGTTCCACTACGACCAAGACTGGAACCCGCAGAAGATGGCGCAGTTTACCGCAAGGGTACGCCGCTCGGACTCTGTGAAGACCCACAACCAGATGGGACGCTCCAACGCAGTGCGGGTTGAATCCTTGCACATGCCGAACACGGTGGAAGACTTCATGTTTGCCGCGCAGGATGCCAAGATTGCTGACGTGGAGAAAGTCGTGAACGAGACGAAAACTGCCGAGAAGAACCCGAAACTGGGCGAAACGCAAGGCACGATCGGCTATGGTCACCGCGGATTCACCAGCAGGAAGCGGAAAGTGGCGGCTACACCTTCGGAAGCCAAGACAGCACCAAGAGCTCCGAAGTCACCAAGCACAGAAGTGCGTGAGCTTCCGAAGACTGCTGAAGCGAGCCCGACGAGAGAGCGCCAAAAAAGCGCCATGCAGAAGCATGCTATCGTAAACACGGGCAAAGCTTTCACACGCAGACCATACAAAATGGAAGCAGGTCACGTGTTAGAGCGTGATGGACGAATCATTCAAGTCGACCGCACTGAGAAAGGCGAGAAGAGCACGGTCATTCACGGCAGGGACTTAGATACTGGGGAAGCTTTCAGAGAAACTAGGCGTAACACGTCGGATATGCTTGTACATTCGATGGATAACGTGCGAAAGCCCGCATCATCCGGTGGTGGCGAGCTTCCGAAGATACCAGTCGCAAGTGCTGACAAAGCTATGAAACTCGTGATATTGTTGTAAATGCAGAACGGGAACACTGGCAACCGTGCTTCGAGCCACTGGCGGTGTTCCCGCTTCTTTTTATGAAAGGGTGATCGG